CTCTTCAACTTCTTCTTTGAAGCGTTGCAGCTGAAAGCGTACTTTATGCTGATCAATGCGTTCTGATAATGCTTGTTGTTTAGCATCATTAGCAACCTTCTCAGACCAAGCCTGAGTATCGTAATCAATTATACCATTCCACATAATAAACTCCTATAGCTAGTGGTTGGTTAGGACAGGATTGTCCTTAACCTTAAAAAGAGGCCCCGAAGGGCCTCTCTCTAATGTTTTACCGCAGACTTAGACTCATGAACCGCCTGAATAAGACGAAGAGCCTCAGCACGCTTTCGGTTCTGAACTAACTCGCACACAGTGTTTCGAATACGCTCAAGCCAATGCTCATTCTCAACACCAGCCCGATCAGCCAGCTCCGCATCCTGATGAATGCAAGCTGACTTCGAAGCACGCTCGATACCACAGAACCATTCACCCCCTGACCACCCCTTACGAGTCAACAACTGAACAGGGCAATTTGTATCACGAGCATCTCGCAATTCAGAAACCAATTCAGAAATCGCCTCAGAGCAGAAACCGCGAGTTCTACAAACACGCGGAACAGGATCTCTCTCTAAGAAGACTAAGACAGACTCTGTAATCTCACACCAAGCAATTTGCTTAACGAAGACAACAGAAGAAGCTGTACAATCGTCCCAAAGAAAGAGAGAAGCGAAGGTGGGTAGTTGATTAGCCATGAAAACCTCCTATGGCGAAAAAGACGTTGAAAGCGCAACGCCACGCTTAAAAAGAGGCCCGATGCCGAAGCACCGAGCCAGTCGGGAGGAAACAAACAATGGGGGGACCACAAACCAGAAAGGGGTACCCAACACCGCCCCACATCTTTTTTATACATAAACAAAGACTAAACACACCCTTATAGGAAAATTTTTAGAGGACACTAAAAATGCTATCAAATAGGCACAAATTGGAACTATTGAAAGAAAAAGTTAGGAGAGAAAAGCGACAACGGTATATAGATGACTTTGAGATCTTTGCAAAAGAACAGATTAGGATCATCACAAAGAACGCTTCTCAAGGCTTTGTTCCCTTTGAGTTCAACGATGCTCAACGAGAAATTAACAGGCAGATTGAAGAACAACGGAGTAAGACGGGAAAGGTTAGAGCGATTGTACTAAAGGCGAGGCAGCAGGGCATCAGTACCTACTGTGCTGGACGAGTTTTCTGGAAGACCTTTTTTACTCCCTATACCCGAAGTGTTGTGATGGCGCATGACAGTGCGACTTCAGACGCTCTCTTTAATATGTCTAGAAACATTATTGATAATATGGAAGACCCTCCCAAGCTACAAAAGTCTAACGCTAAGGAAATCCTATTTGAGGAGAACAAGAGTGGCTATAGGCTTTATACTGCAGGAGCTAAAGAAGCTGGACGCGGTACAACTCCTACTATTGCTCACCTCTCCGAGGTTGCTTTCTGGCAGTTTGACGAACAGATTCTAGCAGGACTATTCCAGGGTATTTCCCAGGAGGAAGGCACTGAAGTTATTCTAGAGAGTACTGCTAATGGAGCCAGTGGAGAATTTTATAGACTTTATCAGGGCGCAATAAAGGGCGAGAATGAATACATTCCTATCTTTCTTCCTTGGTTTATCACTAAAGAATATCGTAGAAAAGCCCCCGAAGGCTTTGAGCTTACCCTAGAAGAAGAAGAACTAGTAGAAAAGTATAGTTTAGACAATGATCAGCTATACTGGCGTAGGCTAAAGATTGCGGAGAGTGGCGAGAATAAGTTTAGGCAGGAGTACCCTGCTAGTCCCGAAGAGGCTTTTCTTGTCTCTGGAAACAGTGTATTTAATCAAGAGATACTTTTAAACTATGAAGTTAGGGCTCCTGAGTACACTAGGATTTTTGACGAGAATAGTAATTATTTTGAGGATAGTCGGGAGGGGCATCTAGAAATTTGGACACCTCCTCGATTTCAAGATAGATTTATTATTGGTGCAGATGTAGCTCTTGGCGTAGGGCAGGATTACAGTACTGCGGTTATTCTTAACTCTGACCGAGAGGTCTGTGCGTTATTTAGAGATAATCATATAGATCCTTCTATGTTTGGAGATCTATTATTCTATCTTGGTAGATACTACAACAATGCATTATTAGCAGTAGAGAGCAACTCCCTAGGGATTGCTACTCTTAATCGTCTTAAACAAATGAATTATGTTAACTTATATTATCAGACGAAGTCGGCTAACCTATCAAATGAAGAAGGTAGTAAGCCAGGGTTTAGAACGACTATATCGACTAAGCCTATGATAATAGGAAACCTTAAACGAGCAATTGAAGACTATGACATTGCTATTCCTAGTGATATTATATTGTCGGAACTTAAAACTTATGTAGCGGATGAGAAAGGCTCTACTAATGCCTTAGCAGGAAACTATGACGATACCGTTATAGCCCTAGCGATTGTATTAGAAGCCTATAGAACTCACCAGCATAGACTTACTGATGATACGATATCTTGGAGAGATAAAGTAGGAGCTATTACGGAGGATAATACCCAATGGCTATAGAAGAAAAGAAATATCATCCAGGCTCTGAGAACCTTATTAGTATTGATTCTACCGAAATGGCGAATGAATACAGACGGAGAGGTTTAGAAGTTAGGAGAAAAAATAAAGAAAAGCGCGAGCTTGCTAAGCAAACTATTGTCGCTATGAAAGAGTTAGGTGATGAAGCCCCTGATGCTTTAGAAGCCTTAAAGTATGTCTTGGTACAAGCTATGGAAGAGAACGACACTGAAAATATTGTAAAAGTAGCCTCAATCCTAGCAGAGTACCAAGCACCTAAACTAAGTCGTCAGGATGTTACGCAAACAAATATTGATGCAGCAGACTTATCTGACGAAGAATTAGAGGAAGAGCTGTCTAAGCTCACTCTTCAATAAAACTACCATTGTCCTCGCCTAGTCAGGGCTGCTAGGGGTAGTAAAAAGCCCATTTACCTTCGGAGGCAGAAATGATTCATGCCTTTTTATTAATAGTAATATTGGGCGATCAAACAATATCTAACGATATGTACTTTAAAAGTATAGATAGGTGTAATTATTTTGCTAGTCAGGTAGTAAAACGGTATGGTAATTATGGAAATTATGATTATATACCTAAAAAACACAGAGCTACTGCATACTGTAAGCCTGTACTAGTAGATGAGAGTAAAATAAGGATATACTAATGAAAGAGGCTAAACAGGCATGAACATAGAGACATTTCTTAAATGGAAAATACTGCCAAGACTAATGATGATAGCAATGACCGTAATGAGTTGGCGTTGTGCAGAGTGGTTTATGAGCTTGGAAGACCCAACAGCACCACAATCCGCTTTTGTAAGCGTTGTAATGGGTGCTATGACAGGTGCATTCGGCGTTTGGATGAGCAATGAAGGTAAGACGTAAGAAATATAAGAGTCCAGTGGTTTGCTGGGGTAATGGAGAAAAAAGATGTCAATTGAAAAAGGTGGTGAAACCTTCTCAGGTTACAACAAACCAAAAAGAACCCCTAACCATCCCACCAAGTCCCATGCTGTCCTTGCAAGGTCGGGTGGTAAAGAAAAATTAATTAGGTTTGGGTCTCAAGGGGTTTCTGGTAGTCCTAAAAAAGCAGGAGAGTCCGAGTCTTACCGTAAGCGCAGACAAGCGTGGAAAGCTCGTCATGCAGCTAATATTAAAAAAGGTCCAATGAGTGCAGCTTATTGGGCGAATAGGGTGAAATGGTAATGGCACAACCTAGAGGTGTAATAGAAGAAAGGTATATTCGTAGAAATACAGCAGAACCTTTTTATCTGTCAGTGAGTAAAGGCTTAGTTGCTGGACACTCCTATGTTCATAAGTTTGGAGCTAACTTTGATGTTGACTCTATAACTACTCCTGAAACTATTTGGACTGCAGGAGGAGTATATCCCTGGAGTTCTTTAACCACTGCTCAAACTCTTTATATTATATCTACTAGTGCTTCTGACACAGGTAGTATAACTATTCAGGGATTAGACGCTGACTATAATGCTATTGAAGAAACCTTAGCGGTTACAGGCACAACAGCTGTTACAACAACTAATGAGTTCTTAAGAGTCTACAGAATGGTCTATGATGGTAACGTTGGCGATATCACCGCTAGAGTTTCCTCTGGTATAGGTACAGTAGTAGCGCAGATAGATGCTACCTATTCTCAAACTCTTATGGCAGTGTATACAGTACCAGCAGGACATAATGCTTATCTCTTATGCGGAGATGCTACTATTAACAGAAACGAAGATGCTAGTATAACATTCTTTCAAAGACCAGAAGGAGGAGCATTTAGAATTGCTCACATGGCAGAAGTTTATCAGAATAGCTACAGGTATGATTTTCCAGTGCCTGTTAAACTTCCAGCAAAAACAGACCTAGACGTTAGAATTAGTCAGGTAGAAACAAATAATACTAGATGCACAGCAAACTTTGACTTACTACTAGTTAAAGAAAGTGATACAGGATACTAGCTATGAAACAAGGTCCACTAGCAATACCCCTAGATCCTAATTTAGCAAACTATGAAGATAGAATAGTTATTGATGAAGCTAAAAGAAAAATGGGTTTATTGACAGATAAATTAGACAGATATGGAACTTCTTATACTACTGAATATTTTAATCCTGAACAACAAGAAAAATATAATGATTATTTAAAAGAAGCAGGAATACCAAAAAACTATATTACAGGTCGTTGGCATTCAAATAGTAAAGAAAATAAAGTCAATATACCACTTACACCCAGTCTTTTAAATTTAACTATTGCAGCTGAAGAAACTTCTCATGCCTTAAATAAAAACTTTCCAGCATTAGAACGAAAAGAAAAAACTGATTGGCGGTGGTTAGAAGAAGATAAAGCTAAAAATGAAGCATTAGAATATTCAGGTGGTTTAATGCCACAAGATAAAGAGGTTTTTGAAAAAACAAG